CTGCAACCGTATCCACCATATGTGGCCGGTGTTACCAACCAGTCATAGTACATGGCTATATCGACGTGTTGTCTCTTGAGTAGCATAGAGACATAGTCCATAGTATTTGTTAGATCCAAACCTCTTCTTATAGCCCTGAACATGTTTTGGGTTATATCTCGTATCCTGTCAACAAAATTAAGTGAAGCAGTTGTTAGTGGTTTGTTTTGTGTCAAACTTGGTATTACTCTAGCTGGATATCCACTTAACTTGCCATTTTGTGATACCATTTTCAAGAATTCATCACGATTACGCGATATGAAATTCTTTTGCTTGTTGACTTTCAATCCGCATTCAGCATACAATTCCATTACATATGTACAATCTTTTTCACTATTATCTAGCACTAGACGTACATCATCACCTTGAAATTGTTTTTCTATAACATTTAACCTGGATAGACCAGTCTGATTACATCTCTCATTATATAATCGTTGTATGACTAAAAACTCAGCGTAATTCACAATTGTGTCCAGCAAGGCAGTCCAACGCCACCCTGATGCTATTCCTTTCACATATTGCATAATTTCGCCGTCATTATCAATTATAGATTCTTTCGAAAACATAGATAATGTTAGAAGGTGCATCACCTCCTTATACTCAAATTGTGATGGCATAATTTTGTTCAACTTGTCAAATATGATTAGTAGCATACGTCGCGTTACCATGTGGTCAAACTTACTTTGATCTAAAGGTAATTTGATGTATTTCGGATTGACACCATGCTTCAACATATTAACTGCTAATCTGTTTCGATATTCTTTATTATAGAATATACACATATGTGGATGATTACTGAACCCCGATTCAACGTATGTAGATAGATAATCCATTTTTACGAAGTTATCAAAATCACCAGATATGATGGAACGCAATTTACCTACTTCCGGTTTTTGGAAAGGTCGCAATATTTGAGGCGTTACACTCAGTACTCTATCATATAACGTCGATGGATTAACATTAAATGAAGCTGATTGCTTGGTCCTTTTAGTAGGTCTGACAATTTTCTTCTTGCTATCATAAATATTAGATGGCCTAATGTTGGTACCTTTACCTTTTAACCACTTATAGCTGTTAAGATATTCCGACAAAGACATCTTATTGACTTGTGATCTCTCAAACTCAAGATCAAATATTTGGTCTATTGCATCTCGGAA